CAGGCTGACCAGGCGTTCGATGTCGAGCATCTTCTGGTCGGCGTCTATGATGAAATTCTTTTGATCGACAACGGCCTTTAGTCCTGACGATATACCATCGTAGAATTTTGCCTCTTCCTTCAGAAGCTTGAGATATGCCTCTTCTGTATCGACGTACTTCTCTTCTGCCTTTGCCTTACCGGCCTTACCTTCAACCTTTGGCTTGACCCCAGGTTTGCCATAAAGAAGCGGATGGTTCCATGTTGCCCCGCCGGTCATCTTTTCCAACTGCGCGGGCGTCATTCCGGCAAGCGAAGCCGCCTGTTGCTCTGGCGTGACGTAGACATCGCCCAAGGCGTTAAACGCCTCATAACCCTTGAGCCCTTCGCCCTTGCGGATCGCGTTCAAGATGGAAAAGAATTTCGTCAGTGCGGGGATTAACTTCATGCCGACGGCCTCGGCAAAGTCAGCACTCTCAACCTTTAACTGCCTGAGTTGCCCTGCAAACGTCTCGGCCTGCGCCTGCGCCTGCGGCCCGAGGGTTTCATTAAGCTGTTTCAGAACGTCCGTCCCTCGCATCCCCTCCTTGAGAAGCTCCTGCATCTCAGGGACCACTTTCTTGATTGCCCTCTGCTGTCCCCAATACGCCTGCACAACCATCTGCATGGCTGGCTCAAGCTCCATGCCATAGGCCCGTGCAAGGTTCGTCGCCGTCTCAGTAGCAAGCTGCAAGTCCTGTGTCCCGATGCCAGCCGTCAGCATACGGGACGCACCTCGCATGATTTCCTCGTCGGTGAATCCCGTCGCCTTCTGCATCTCCTTTGCCATGCGCTGAATGGCGGCAGAGACAAGGTTAATGTCACCGACCCGATCACGCCCCAGGGTCGTCAGGGATGTATTGAGTTGCGTAATGGCCTGCTCGGCAATCGAAGCTTCGTGGACGGCCTTTGTCAGAAAACCAGTAATTGCAGCAAGTCCGGCAGTCCATCCCGCACCTTTCAGAAGAGTAGAAAACCCCCGGTCAACTCTTCGCTGGAAGGTGTCAAGAATTGTCGTTGCTTTGGGCACATCGCCTTGCAGTCGCGCAACGTCCATGCCGAGTTGAACATAAAGATTTGCAACGGGGTCAACTGCCATTAGAGCTTTTCCTTAAACTGCATGAATCCGGCTTTTATCTTGTCGTTTACCGTCGCCTCGTCCTCGCCCTTCATCCGCTTGTTTTCAATTTCAAAATAGGCCCGCCACTCACTCAATTCTTGCGAATCCGTCCTTTCCAGCAGCTCATGGACCGTCATTTTCAGTTCTCTTGCGAGGGCAAAGTAAAAATACCTCGACCCCCGCTGTTTCAGTTTTTTGCCAGCAAATCCACCGAGTCATTGCTGATTGCGTTAAGCCGTTGTGCCGCCATATAAATGCGTTCGAGGGCATGGGCTGACTTCTCGCCAAGGGCTTTTATCTCGCCGTCTGCAAACAACCGCTTGCCTTGCTCATTCACTAGCACCCTGGCGAGAAGCTTCGCCCGCATGTCCTCTCTGTTAAGTTTCACTTCCGTGCCCTTGAGTTCGTAAAGGGATGCCTCGTAGGCGTCCCGTTCGCTACCCGTCATGCACTTGATCCGCACCTTGCCGCCCCACTCGGGAACGTCGATGTCTTCATACTTCGTGTCCTTTGCGGCAAGGATCTCTTCTTTCGTAAGGTACATGGTTAAGCCCTCCGACTTTACCGTTAAATGACCGTTGCGTAAGTACAGGCTCCCGTAATCTCAAGCGTGATTGAACCCTTCACGACCTGATCGACAGCCCCCGAAATACTAAATGCGCCGACGTAGGCGTCAAAGATGATCTTCGTCTTTGCCACTTCCGTCGTGTTGTCGTTAAGCTGAATGACGCCCTTTCGCATGAGGCGGTTTGCCCGGCAGTTTCGCAAATAGTCCTGCGCCGTGGTGCCGGGACGGAAATTAACATCGAGCGTCACCTGACCTTCGTCACGAAGGCCAATCAGTTTTTCTTTTGCTGTGCTTCCGAGGTGACTGACATCAATGACGTTCGCCCCGCCGGAAGGACCGTTGAAACCCACCACTTCCGCAACGGCGTGAGACGTAGAGGTGGACGCCGCCGTGGTAGTGGACCAGAAGAAAATCGCGCCTTGTGATTCGATTGCCATGTCCGTCACCTCCTAAGCGACTGTCGAGTAAGTGACAGCCCCGCTGATTTCAATGGTGATGGCGGCTTTGACAACCTGATCCACGGCCCCCGTAACGGAAAATCCGCTAACGTAACCGTGCCCATTGAGCATCGTGATGGCAGTATCGTTGAGCTTGATGGCCCAGTTCCCCTGCGTCCTGGCGGCGCGGCACTCGCGCAGTTTCGTCTGGCCCGTATTGGACGGCGAGAGGTTGCAGTCGAGGGTGATTTGACCTTCGTCTCTCAACCCGATCAACTTCTCTCGCGCCGTGCTTCCCAGGTGGGAAACGTCGATGACGTTTGCGCCGCCGGTGGGGCCATTGAAACCAATCACCTCCCCGATACTGATAACCGTGCTCAAGGAAGTTGTCGTGCTCCAGTAAAAAATGGAGCCCTGAGTTTCAATCGCCATTGGCTAGTTACCTCCTATGTGTCCTTGTGCCAGACACTCCACTCTTGCGTTAACCGATAGAAACCGAGTTCCCATTCCAGCGCATCAAGATCATTGACCAAGAGCGCTTTAAACGACGTTGCGGAACCCATAACGCTTGCGACGCGGGTACTTAGGTCTTTCGCGTCCGCATAGCTTGTCGCCCAACAATCAAACTGTATTGTAGGGTTCTCAAGATTTGAGTACCCATCAAGTGCATTGACCCGGTGGCCGCTGATCCTCGAATAGACAAGCGCGGGGAGGGCGTCCGAGCCTTGAGGGACGGCCATCGGGTATATGCGCGTCGAGGTTACGGACGTGATGACCGTAGACCCTGACAGCAAGGAATATATCTTCGTCTCAACCGGCATTGCTTTTCCTCATGCGCCACTCAATGAGCCTGCCGAGTTCCTTTTGAATGGCATCGAGTACGCGTCCCGTACTCATAACGAGCGCGGGTTCAATAAACGGACGGCCCGGAACCTTTGCCCGCCCCCTCTGCATTCTTGCCCTGGCCTCTCTCGCCGTCAGGCCGTATGCTCTTCTGACACCCTTCGTTCTACCCGTTGGTATCCAGCCCTTTTCAATGAATAGTCCGTAATAGCCCGTTTTCAGCCTTGGCTTGACGTTCGTGACAATCTCGGCACCCCTGGACGGCTTCCCCTTGGCAATGACGATGCTGTCACGGAGCTGCCCTATGCGCTTTCTGTTTCTGGCCGTCGTCCCGTATGGGTAACGATAGAAAGCCTTGCCGACCGGAGCCCGCCTGCGGGCCTCGTCCCTGACAAGCCTCGCGCCTTTATTCAACGCCCGTTGGCCGATTGTGCGCTGAATCTCAAGAGGCAGGAGCTTCAACTTCTCATCAAGCTCCCTCAGCCCCTTTTGTTCAATCGTCATGTCGATCATGTAGACCGCCTCGATGCAAGTATGCGAAGCTCCGTGCGTCTGTCACCCGTGTCAATAATGGAATGAATGTTGTATTCTTTACCGTCGTAGACAACCATCATGCTCGGCGTGATGCCCGTCGTGTAGCGAATAAGGAATTCCGTATCTATTGGGGAAGATACCTGATCGGCCTGCCACATCTCGCGCATTGACAGGGGGCGAACTCTAGCCCATGCGTCATTGAGAAACGTGCTCCATGTAGGAACCTGCCCGCCATAAGAATCGGACGTTGACGTGCTCTTGCGGATACTGATTTTCCTGTTGAGCTGGCCTGCCCTCATATTTTAATCACCGTGTACGCATCCAGAAGCCCGTCCACGAACGTGCGCGGAAGCTCAAGCATCGTCTGCGCCCCAGGTTCGACGGACAGGCTTTCCCGGTTGTTATAGAGCGCCCCGACACGCATCTTCCCCCATGCCTTGATTGCATAGGGAGTTGTCGCCGTCGAAGATCCGCTTAACGCATATCCGCACTTGTAGCGGACTCGCACGGCGTTCATTACGTCGTAGGTTTCCGGCCAATCGTTGTCGTAGGACGGCACTACCCAAGCGGGCTCCGAATCCCCGTCGATGGAGTAGGCCGTCGCGGACAGGGTAGCCGTCGCCCCGCTGGAGTCGATGTAGGTGATGCTCAAGTCCGTCGAGTTTGACGAAAGGGGCGGGCGGGGAATTTCGATCCCGCCTTCGGGAAACGCGTCCATGACGAGTTCCCATGTCTGCGGCATCATGGCCCGTTTCGTCTTGTTTTCGGCCTCATTCTGCGCGGCCATCAGCATGGAGTTGAGCAGCAAATCTTCCGACGTGTCGGACGTGGAGAGCCGCAGGTGCGTCTTGATTTCGTCAAGCGTCACACAAGGGCCAGTTGCCTCTGTAATCAGCACAAGCGCCATTTATCTCGACCTCCACACGTCGCCTGCGCGGCGATAGGTGTTGACGTATATTTTCGACTGCCGGTGATGGTCCCTGACCGGATTCGACGTTCTGAGCTTCCTGCCGTGTGTCCTGGTATGCACTTCAAGGACAATTCCGTCGGCGGCGTTTGCGTTGTAGGTGTCGTCAGGCGTGACCTTCGTGGAGAAGTCAACCCCGTCGGCGTACTGTTCCTGCGTGCCACCGCTAATCGTGATATTGTGCTGCTGAATGAGTTGGGTAATCTCGTCCGAGGCGACAATCTGCCCAGAATCCTGCACCGAAAGGGTATGCCCGATGATAACGACAATCGCGTCGGCAACGGAGAGGTTCGCGCCGTCGTCTACAGTGATGACCTGCCCCTGGATGAGACTGACCGCCCCGGAGACGTTGACCTGTACACCCTCGCCTGCCGTCACGGGGACATCTGCCCCGACGCCTAGCGTAATATTGTCGGCATGGTTTTCGTTGACGGCTTCCGATACCGCGATGACATGGTGCTGAATAATATCCGGGGCATCGGAAACGTTCTGCTGTATGCCTTCCGCAACGGGGAGCGCCCCGCCCGCGTAAATCGTGACCCCGTCCCCGGCATTGGCATTTACGCCGTCGCTAACCGTGATGACGTGGTGCTGCTTCAGGCTCGGGCCGTCTGCTGCATTGACAACCGCGCTTTCGCCAGCGGTCAAGACGTAACCGTGAACCGGAACCGGTGCATCGGCGGCGTTTACCTGTGCGCCGTCTGCGGCACTGGCGAGGATGTGTCCGATTGACAGGGTAATCGAATCAGCGACGTTGAGCTGCGTCCCATCTGCGACAGACGCAAGCGTTATGTTCCCGCCCAATCCGACACCGTCAGCCACGTTCTGCTGCACACCATCCGTTACGGACAACAGGTGCGACTGCGTGTACGCGGGGGAGTCGGCTATGTTGGCATTGTAGCTTTCGGCAATGGTGATGTTGTGCGCCTGAGTATATGCGGGGCTGTCGGCCAGATTGGCCTGCGTTCCGTCCGCAACGCTGGCAAGGGGATGGGCGATGGCAAGGGTCACTCCGTCCCCGGCGTTGACGTTCGTCCCGTCAGCCACAGACGCCAAGACGTGCCCGATGGTCAGCATCATGCTGTCCCCGGCACAGACCTGCACCGTTTCGGCCACCGTTGCAATGCGATGGCCGATGGTGATGGTGATATTATCTCCCGCGTTGACGTGATACGACTCCGCTACTGACGCCAAAGTCTGCCCCACGCCCTGCGGAAGCAGGAACACGGCGTTCTTTACAAAACGCCTGCGCCAGAACGGTATGCGGTAAACAGCCATTTACCCGATCTCCTCGAAGACGATATGGGCATCCACGGCGAAGTCCGTCGCCACGGTTGTCTCGCGTCTGACGACGAGCCTGCCGCCGGGTTTAATGATCGGCCTGCACTCGGGGGTCGGAATCCAGTGGAAGCCGTTGAGAACATTCACGGCTTCCTTGTAGACGTAGGTCAGGCCCGTAGCGTTGCTCGATGCAACCCCGTAGACGTTCCCCGAGCATGTCGTCTGGCCTTGGCAAAGTGGCGTGAGGGCGCAGGTCGTGCCGACAACTCCCGTAGTCCCCGCAAATGCGATGCCCACGGTCATGTATTCCGAGGACGTGGAGCGCCCCGTGATGGCGACCTCATGGACGGCAATGACGTGGCTCGCGCTGCAAAGAACGTGAATCAATTCCTTCGCAGCCGTTGAGGCCGTCGTGCCGACGTAGCCGCTTGCAAACATTCTTCCGTAACTCATTTGAAACACCTCCCAATGAGGTTAAACGCCGAAAGACAGAGGCGAAGCAAAATGTTCATGCGCCTGCGGAATAGCGGCGTGCTCGACGCCCCGCCTGCCGCCTCTTTGAACGACACTACTTTTACACACCAGTAGCCGGAATCGCCGTCTGTGCAGCTCGCATTCCCGGTGAAGGCCGAGCTGACGATCCTGTACCAGGCCAGCCCGTCTCCGGAACCGATCGCAAGATCCAGAGACCCGTCTGCAGCCACATTGTTGATCCGTGGCGTATTGAGATTATATGA